AGACCAGTGCTATTTACTAAAAACCTTTTCATAACATTAGCGAGGAGACCATTACCCGGCTTGCCGGAGATTAGTAGGTAACTGCTAGGGGGAGAAATCCCCCACTTTTTTAAAAATTTAATAGAGGGGCGAGGATTCCTCCCACGGCTAAAGCCATGGGTCTCCACCTCGTCGTTTCGATGAAATGAATTATGAAGGTGATTCAAACTACGATGAGATGACCTACGAAGTTGATTCGTATGATCGAGATCATGACAACGACTGGGGTTTTTGACTCATAATTGAGTCAACTACCAAATTGGTAGATTTTGGTAGTGAATTGGTAGTTGGGTGCTAGATAGTAGATTCGATTCCTACTTAGACTAGTGATTACTCCCTCGCCTGAAGTTGACGCAAAATAATGTCAATATTTAGCTGACGCAATATGATGTCAATTTCTAGCTATAGTTAGACTTTTTTTATCCATTAAAATATCTCATATAATTGTGTGATTTAATAACCTATGTTAAAATTTTCAAAAATTTTGGCAAAGATGGAAAAAATCAATCAATTAAATCTATTTGAATTAAAAACCTTAAATTATGAAATTGCAGAAGAAGAAATTTCCACTATCTGTAAAAAATCAAAAAGTATGTCAGGCAGTATTGCCGGAGCAATTCAGAGACTTATTAAAGCAAAACGTTATCACGAGGTGACAAATCAATTATCTCAAGAAGTGCTAAAGCTAAGAATCGAAAATGAAAAATTAAAAGATGTAATTTATGAAATGCAAGAAGCTAACTGAAGATAAAAAAGATTATGTGGCAACAAATCTAAGAATACCCAATAACGTTTATAAAAAAATAAAAATTGAACTTGCAAAGTCTGCTTATCGAATCAGCCAAACGCAGTATATTATTATGGCAATTATCGATAAGATCGAAAAAAGTAGTCAAGATGAGTTGAAAGGGATGAACTGGATTGATATAGAAAAACAGAAGCCCAATGATTTACAGCCAGTTATGTTTAAGATTTCAGGATCTCTCTTTTACGGAGGATATAAGACAGGCGAGGAAAGTAAGGATAATTATTTCTATGGCAAAGAAGATATTAAAGGTTCTTATGTCGAAACAAACGTCGTAAAGTTTTGGAGACCATGGTAGACCTAAGGAGCTTCTAGACTGTCACCCGTGATGTCAATTTTTATGCCTGAATTTTCCTCAATCACATCTTCAATAAACTCTTCTATTGGATTATCATCTATTAGGAAATGACAACCTGCCGCTAATAACAAAAGCAAAAACATTGTCAACAAAAATAGCTTTTCGCCAAAATTAAGTCTTTGAGAGATTTTTTTAATTTTATTCATTTTCAAATATATATTCCCGTAAAAAACAATTGGGATGTATTTGCAAATTCTGCATTTGTTAAATCAACAAATGCGACATTGTCCCCAACTTGTTGTAGAGTTACCGTTGATGCAGAAATTAAACAAATGGTAGTGCTGTAACTTGCCGCTAAATTTATTAAACTCCACCTCGTGTTAAAGAAGCATGTGCGTGTTGCGGCTGTCGATACTCCTGTAATTGTTGCTACTCCTGTAGACGACCCTTTGCTTGTTAATACTATATTAATTTGTAAGAATTTAAACATACCAACCTGCCAAACGCGACCAACTTGAGCAGCGTACGTTATGCCTGTTGTGCCTCCTCCAAATTCTAAAACCGGTGTGAAGGTAGTTTCATCAATAAAGGGATGTACAAAACTTTCCCATCCTGTGTTCACTGTATCGGTAGTTTTTAAATAAAGCTCAGGTGTACTTGTGTCAATTCCTAAAGAGCCTGTATTTGCCGCTACTACTGCTTCGGGTGTTCCGGCATTATTATAGATGCCAAAACTGTCAGTCTGGTCATTGAAATTTATCCATTGCCCTGATGCTGAAGCGATTTGTGAGATATAGTTTCCAGTTAGAGACGTTCCTATAGTAACTAACCCGGTGCCGTTCGGTTGAAGGTTTATGTCTCCATTCGTATCAGTTGAACTTAAAGTATTTCCATCTAAGAATAAATTATCTGCGGCTACTGAAGTAGCAGCTACTGTATTTGGTACTGTATTTCCTAATGGAAGCGCTGTAGAAAAATCACTGGTCAATGCAATTGTTCCATCACTATCTTGTACTGTTAACGTTCTAGTTGTCGCCGTGGTAATAGAAGAGGCTTCGAAGGCTATATTCTTTGTATCATCCCCATCATCAAAAATTCTGAAGAGATTATCTGGAAAAGTATTAGGAAAAGGATTAGTTCCACCGGCAGTCGTATTTGGAATAAAACCCCTTAAATCTATCTCATCAATCGATGTCCATGTACCACCACTTATAACCTGATGTCTTAGATTCCATTGAGAAATTAAAAAGCCTACCCCTTTAAAGTCGCTTGGCACTGTAAAAGTTGCAAATTTTGAGGCATCTTCAGTAAGATTTGTTGTATTCGTATAACTACCTGATGGCAAGTTGATAAACATTTTGCTTTCGCCGTTTGAATTAACAGCGCCCCATAAAACAAGCGAAAAGTATCTGCCGGACATACTACCACCCGTCGAATCAGTCAGAAGGGCGTTTAGATCAGTCACAACGTTATAGGGCGTTACACTATCATTAACTACATAATAATCAATCGGATTAGAAAAGGCTGGAAAGGTATTTTCATGCAACTGCAAAACTATTCCAGCTATAGTTTCAATTGTAACATTGTCTGGAACGCCTCCGTTTGTTGTAATTGTATAGGTTTGTGTTACTCCTGAGTTATAAGTGGCATTTTGCTGTCTTATCCAAAAGTTTAAATGTGATAGATGGCCTTGACTATCAGTATCGACGACATGATCAGTCCAGTTTTGTTGCTTATATGGTCCGTCAGTTTGAAGAGATGCTGCACTTTGACAAATAGACGTAGCAATAGGAACGTGCTCTGCAGATGGAAAGCCAATAGTAGAATTAGTTAAGGTCTTAGTGCTTTGAAGATAATAAGTGTAGTTATCTTGAGGGGCAGTGTCGATGCCGGCCGTTAAGGTGACTGTGTCGGCTGGTGTCGTATCCCAGATATCATATCCGTCCGAGAAAACCGCTGTTAGATCTCCACCACCACTTTGCTCGACAGAGAGAGTGATAGTAGCCCCGTCAGAGGTAATCGAAACTGAAGTGGTTTCTAAAAGAGCTCCATTCCATCCATGCATCCCAGTTTCTTCAAAGTTCTCTGTGATATCTGCTGTAACTACATTTGTTGCACCTGATGTAGTGATAAACTCAGTATCTCCAAGAATATTTAGTACATTTGCGATAGGCGTTGCATTGCCAGAATTAGTTGTAAAAGTTGTGGGAACGGATACGCCTGTTTCTAGATTTATCGAATTAGGGCCATTTGTGATTGCAATGGTTCCACCCGTTGATGTTAAATTTGCAGCATCAGGGGAACCCGCTGTAGATCCTATAATTAGCTGTCCATTTGTGAGTGCATTAGTCCATCCAATAGGATTTGTTGCTCCTTGTCCAAAAGCTATACTATTTGTAGTCTGATTTCCTATTTTTGCATTAACACCGGCTGGAGTGGTCCCAAGTGTATTAGATGACCCATCTATCGTCTCTGTTAACGTTGCGTACTCTACAACCCCTTTCTGTGATGTTGTAGCATCGGCTACAGTGTAAGTTACTGTATTTCCGGCAGCCGATGAGGAAATCCCTTGCGTAGCATCCCCAAAAAAATTAATGACACTAGCGATTGGAACGGCTGAACCAACATCGGCTATAAAAGTCCTTGCAACATCCGAGGGTACCGCAACTTCTATTGGTCCAACTTGACTCATTTTCGGCCTCTATTTTTGATTCCATGCTCTTCAAGTAGTGTGTAAATATTTTCGAGCTGCTTTTGATTTATGAAGATTTCTCTCTTGGAATTTGTATGTAATTTTTTCAATCCAATAATTTCTGTTTCTAAGCACTCAATCTTTTCTTTATAAACTTCCAACTTCTTTTCATGTAGATTACATCTCTCATAAAAGGAGTTTTCATAAGCTTGGAAGTGATTTTGGATCATACGTGTAAAAGAGGAATATTTTTCAAAAAGTTCTTTGAATTTTTGCTCTAATGAATTAATCCTTTTTTCATAAACATTTTTTGTTTGGCTTTCACTAAATTTAATTTTTTCATCAAAATCTATAAGAGATAAGCTGAAAACTTTTTCTTCAATACCTTGTATCTTCTTTTTCAGTTCATAAGATGAATCTTTAAATCTTTGATGATTTTTTTTGAGATGGTCTTTTTGATCTTCTAAAGCTTTAAATAACTTAAATATTGATTCATTTGATACGACTTGAAAATTTAATAGGCGCTCAGAATTATATTTTTTTGACTCTTCAATTTCCTTTCGAATTTGACAAATAGATTGATAGGATTGTTCAATTTGCTTGTTGTGGTTGATGATCTCTTGTGTGACGATCTCTTCAAATTCTTTGATAAGATCGTTTCTTTTCAATCGCATTAATATAAAACTCCGAGATAAAGTGCGCCCTCTGATGGTGCAGAAACTTGTTTTGTATAAAATTGTGTTCCAATCGGCAAGACAAACTTATCATCAAACTGAGGATTAATATTCGATTGAATATCCCAGAGTACATAAGTTTTAGCAATAACAATCAATTTTCCTGCCACCACTGTATCAGCATCACTGACGATCAAATCAGCATCAGTGCTATTGGTGAGCAATATAGCTCGAGCCTTGACTGTAAGAGCTGATCCTACCACTGCATAAGTTCCAGATATTCCACCAAATGCAAGTGATCTAAGTTCATCAAAAAAGGCTCGTGCTACCATAATTTCCCCTACGCCGTTGCAGTTTCTAATTCTTTTGCAACTTGTTCATCGCAATTAGAATCAGGTTTTTCACCGGCTTCTTGTTGTGTTTTTAAATTTTCTTCTTCTTCTTTCTGCGCTTTGATCATCTTGTCAATCGTCCATCCTTTGATGCTTAGTAAAAAATCATGAAAATCACCAAGCGGTGTGGAGTTGTCACATGTGATTACAATTTTTTGATCATCATTAATAAATCTGACAGAATTTACTTGTTGCATACATATCCTATATTTAAAATTTTAACTATATACATTTTATACAATTAAATAATATTTTTTACAAAGGACGAATTACAAAATACCCAACATCGCTATCATCACCCGCTTCTAATGAGCCGGGAGCCGCAACATCTAAAGAATTAATGGTAAAACTCACTCCATTGGAAATTGTGTACGAGAGAACTCCCAGTGCCGTAGAACCATTCGGTGCAATGTGCCAAGACATGATTAAATCTCCGGTTGCAATGTTTGTGTTTAGGACTGCAATCGTGCCGTTGACCAATGTTGCCGATCCGACTGAATCAGTTGCAGCTGATTCTTTGACCCTTAACATCGCACCTGTGGTTGCCAGGCTTAAGAAAGATCCAGCTCCGGAAATTTCAACTCCACCAGTTCCGACTGCCATGTCAATACCACCAGCTGCATTTGAAGCAGTTAAGACAATCGCATCACTTACGGCCTCCGCGGAACTTAGGTTTACCGACCCGGCTGAAGCAACAATATCGACATCATTAGTCGCAGCTGTAATATCCACACCACCAGCTGAAGCATTTATGACAATGGCATCAGCGGCAACCTGAGAAGAAACTAGATTCATTTGCAGAGCTACATCAACATCTAATCCACCAGCTGCAGAAAGAAGTGTTATCGCATTTGCGGCAGCTTCTTCCCCATTTACAACAACTCGTCCGGCAGCTGATGCTAACGTAAGATCTATACCAGCACCTGATACACTGAAATTAGAGGCTGCGGCTGCATCTACGCTAATAGCTCCTGTAGAATCAATTGCTGTTCCGGCTGTACCTGAATCACAATCAATCCCTCCGGCTGCATTAGATGCTTGAATCGAGACGGCTGCTATATCGGCTTCTCCGCCATCAATATTCACTGAACCGGCACTTGAATCTAAAGTTAGATCGGCTGCACCTGTGACTGTAAAGTTTGATGCTGTGGCCGAATCTAGTGAAATACCGGCGGCTGTATCGACCGTTACGGCTCCTGCACTAGCAGATCCAACAGAAATTACATGAGCAGCAGCACCAGTCGCAAGATTTAGCGCTCCGGCCCTTGTTCCGGTTAATGCATTAAATGTCTGTGTGCCGGCTGACCCGTTACCTGAAAGAAGATTGACTGTTGAGTTAGCAGCACTTGCACCACCGGCTAAATTTATGACCTGAGCCGATGTGTTTATTCCGTTACCAAGGGAAATTGTGTTCCCGTCTACTCCGGCTCCGACATTAATTACCTTAGCTCCATTAGAGTTAGCTATTGACATTGTCATAGCCCCATCAGATGGTCCTAGAATAAAGTTACCGGTCTGAGATGTTCCGCCAATTGTGACTGTTCCACTTGTAGCAGCGGCTCCAATGTTATAAGTTGAGGCTCCAACACCATTAAGAGAAAAGTTTCCTGTTCCAACTTCTAATACAAGAGCGGAAGCTCCTACCATATTTCCAATTGTCACTGTGTGCGCAATAGCATTTACACCAATATTTAGAGCTCCAGTTCCACAGTCTAATACTAACGAAGTAGCCCCAGTTGAATTTCCAAGTGTGATTGTTCGAGCTGCAGCCCCCGTTCCCACATTGATAGCAAAAGCGTCTGCGTCACTACCTATTCCAATTACTCCGGCAGAAGAGTTAAGCTCTAATACGCCGTCTGCATCTAAAAGCAACGTGTCATCTGAATTAATCGCTATGTCACCGGCGCCGGTGGAAGCTAGCTGAATGCCGCCTGTTCCAGCATTGAATACTAATTGTGAAGCTCCTGTAACATTACCTAATGTAATGACACGAGCAGCTGCACCTGTCCCTATATTAATCGCATCGGCTGAAGCATCAGCGCCTATATTAATGGCTGCTCCACCAGATTCAAAAGATCCTCCGGCATCAAAATCAACCGCTCCCGTAGCTGCTAGTGTAGTAAAAGAGCCGGCAGCCGGTGTGCCCGAGCCTAAAGCTGGAGGCGCTGCAAAAACATCTGCTACCTTAGCCGGCGTCATAATTCTTGCGTCATCTGTTCCGGTAACCGCTTCCAGTGTAGTCGCTATTTCCGCGATTCCTTTTACAGTTTCTGAAGCATCTGGGGCTCCTGCTATTGCAATAAGTCCTACTGTGTGAGGTGTCATGGCCAAAACCATGCTAACTCCAGCTGTAGCCTCCGCATCAGTAGCAATTTCGATCACACCTTTTTGAGTTGTACTTGCATCCGGCACTAGATCATCAATAGCACTTGCTAGTGTTGAGGGAGAAATAATTAATTCTGTTGAAACGCCTGCTGCTGCTTCAGTGTCGTTTGCAAATCGTCCTTGTCCTGTTTTCGATTGATTTCCTTGTCGACCTGCGTAAGCTGTGGGTCTTGCGTATTTAGGCATTGGGTCCTCTTATTTTATTTACTTTTTTTTATCATTTTTATTTTTAAAAAATAAGAGATAACCTATATATAAATTCTTTTAATGAGAAAATTCATATGTGTGAAAATGACAAAATTCTTACAAAATCCAGCCTTGAAAGGATAACTTTTACCCTTCCCCATTCTGAAAAAATAAGCTTAAAAATGATGAGTCTTTTAACAGGTAGAACAATGAGCATGTTCATTCGGTCGGCTATTAAAGATAAAATTAAGAAAGTCAAAGGTGAGAAATGAAATTAATAATAGGTCTAGTTATTCTTTTATTTTTTTTGGAAAACTCTGCCATTTTTTGTCGTACGGGTCTCTAGAAAAATTCGGGGTTTAAGGTCAAGAAATCAATATCATATAGAAAATTTTCTAATGAAAAATAACATTAAAAGAAATAAATAAATCTCTGTAGTTTAATTTAATTGCACTTTTTAATATAATTAAAATTAAAGAGGTTTTTATGGAATACCAAAGTATTATTTTAGCAATGGTAGGAAGTGTTATAGCTTTAATAGCCGTGGTTATAGCTCTTTTCTTGTGGAACAGAACTGAAGCTAGAGCAGATTATAGAAAACTAGATGAAGAGAATAAGCAATTAAGAAGAGAACTTATAGATGTTATGAGAGTGGCGAAAGAAGACTGGAAAGAATTTAGAGAAAGATGGGCTGAAGAATCTAAAGATTTTCACGGAAGATTGTGCGCAATTGAAGAAAGGAGGGGAAAATGAGAGTTTTAGGATGGATTTTTTTTAACTTTAATAATTATGTGGGTTTTTGATCGGGATCGTCCTTGCTAATGTATCCAGATCTAATTAAATATTTCAAAAAATAGGTAAAAATTATGAAACAAATTCTAAAAGATGTTATGGGAGCTGCCTTGATCTCGGCCTTATTTTTTTCTATTTTCTTTCACTTTAGTTTAAGCGTGGCCCTTGTAGGAGCAATAATAGGCAGTTTTAGTTTTTTGGAATTTTCTGATATTATTTAATTCTTTCATATTGAGCTTCAATGGCAGCGGGGACAATCTCTTCTCCTAATACACTTTGGGAATGTTTGGCTAACTTTGCCCCGGCTTTTATGAGAGATGCCTGCGTGCCTTTTTCACTTTCTAAAATAGATTCCTCAACTAATTTTAAAAACTTTGGATCTCCCAATAATTTAGCAAATTGTCTTACCGTCAAATAGGCTCCTCCAGATTTAATAATAGGCCACGGATTACCGGATAGTAGACTTCCAAGGTCTTTTACTATTTTATAAGCCGCTGCCATATCCTTAATCTGAACTCCTGATCTAGAAGTATTCAGAAATTTTTGGGCTGTATCAGAAATCTTTCCTGAGGCATCGCTCAATTTTTCAAGTCTTTTTAATCCTGGCTCACCTAGCAAAGATCTTACAATATCTTTATTTTGGTTCTTCTTTAGAAGCTTGGAAAAAGTACCAAAATTTGCCTGTTCTGTCGTGTTATTAATCAGATTTTTTCCAATTAAATCTTCCAATTTATGAGCTGCTAATTCATTGAAAATCTTCTTGCCTTCTGGAGTTTTGAATAATGCATTTTTAATTTGGCGAATACCGTGAGGGGTGCTCATCTTATTAAATATCTGAGCAGGGTCTTGAATTTTCAATAAGGCATCGTTAATTATTTTACCTCTGAATAGATTAGCATGTTCTGCGAATTTCTTATTCGCCGCTTTCCATTTTTGCGCAAAAAGCGGGTTATCCTTTCCTTCTCGAAGTAAAGATTTATCAATCTCACCAACAATACGTTTTAAAAGCTGCTTTGCACCGCCCTGCACTTCAAAATTTATAGCATCGTTTAGGGCTACTTTGTTATTGATCAAGTTTTTGATTGATGTAGATTTAAGGTCCCCTTCAGGAGTTAAAAAGTCTTCTTTCAAATCATTTAATATCCTCAAAACAGAAGCTTGCTCGCTAGATTTGAATGCGCCAGGAGCTAGTTCTTTTTCTAATTCCTTTATGAGTGAACCGGTGTTTCCAGCAAAAATTTGTTTATTGCCCCCAATTTCTCTTGCTTCTTTATAAAGCTCACGCGCCTTAGATAGATCTAAATCACGAGCTTCTCGTAAACCTTCTTTTAATGCTTGACCGGCTTCGAATTTACTTTCAAACTTAAGTTCTCCTAATTGTTTAGATACTTCTCCATATTCTCTTTTAAGATCTTGTGAAATTGATTTACGCAAATCTTCTAAAGCAGTCCCTGTTAATCCTGATTGCGCTAATGTGGACTGAAACCATTTAAATATATTATTTCCAGTGAGTGTTCCAGCATCAGCTTGAATTCCAGCCTCTCGAAACATATTGATAAGATCTTTTTGCGTTTGCAATTTCTGCTTAGGGGTTAGTTTAGCAATTCCTTTTGCTAATGCCTTTGTGGCGCCTTCTTTAACTCCCTTTCTCAATCCTGTCTGTAATCCTTGGGCGGCACCTTTAAAGGCTAATGTTGGCGCCAAATCTCCTAATACAGCCATAGACATCGTCCCAATTGGTCCAAATTCATTATCAGCCGCAAACTGTAGTAATGTTGCAGCTCCGGCTCCTCTTGCTAGTTCTAGTGGCTTTGGAATTAATTCTTTAGCAACTGATTTTAGTGCATTTAAATCTTTTGGGTTTTTTAATTTTTGCAGCGCTTTAGCTGGATTTTTTATAAATCCAACCCACCTAGCCGCTACCTCTGATTTGTCTTCTGGTGATATATCAATTCCAAATTGTTCAGAGGCTTTCTCAATTAAAGATGCAGAGTCAAAATTAGGAATTTCATCTCCTTTTGGGATAGCATCTTTATTTTTTTCAGGATTTTTTAATTGGTCAACCATGAATTCATAACTTTTCTGATCTTGTTCATCCCATCCTTCTCTACTTTTCTTTTCTAAGAGGGCCTCAAGATCATCTCCGAGATTTTGACGATATAATTGAGGAGCGCTAAGCTCTCCTGCTTTTTTAGAAATTATTGCTGCCATATCAAAAGGAAACGCTACCCTTTGAACTCCACCAATTAATCCTTGCCCAACTAGTCTTGCACCTTTTCGCAATACCCCCCCTTTAGGAGCTGATTGTTTTTTGAAAACAAACTCTCTAATCTCTTTAGGAGAATAGCCTTCTTTCTGGGCTGCCGCTATCTTTTGACTGTATTCTGGTTTTTTAGAAGCAAATTCAAAGATTTCATCTTCTGAATAACCTTCATTTAAAGCATTTTCAAAGGGAGAGGTCATCTAAATATCTCCTCTAATGATTTTTTTTTAGTACCAGAGGGAGTTACTCGAGATTCAGAAATTTTTATTTCCTCAGATGAAGGGGTTTGTTGTAAATGATTACCTACAATTCTTTCCATAGCGCTTAATGTACCTTTTATCTGTTGTTGGCTCAATTTAGAATCAAAAAGCTTGTTGGCCAATGTCTCAAATTCAAGTCTGTTTCTAATAGGAATATTTGTAGCTAATGAAATAAGTGATTTTCCAAGTTGTTCATATTCTGCTCGATCTTCACGCCCTTCTTTAGTCGATAAGATTCCTTTTCTTGATCCAAGACCAAAAATAGGGCCTAAATTTCCTTTTTCTAATAGCGCTTTTTGTCGATTTATTATTTCTAGACCGTTTCTAAAGGCCTCGGATTTATCACCTTCTTTCTGTTGGCGCATTCTATCGGCGTCCGCAGTAATTAAATTCTTAGCTATAGCATTTTTCTGATCCATTGGAATAGAACTTTTATAAATATCACCTAATGCTTTGTACAAGGGGTTACCGGGATTGTCTTTTTCTAAATTAGTAGCAAAATTCCCTAATTCAGATTGAGTCTTTGCTTCAATCATTTGATTTTTTTTATTTCCTAAAATCTGAAGAGCAGCGGGTTGATTTTGTGGAGATATCTTTGTCACAACTTGATTAATCAAATCGTCAATGTTTCCCTGTTCACCGGACTGCAAAGCTTGTTCCAGTATCTGATCTAATTTGCTTTTTTCTTGAACGTTTTGAAAAGCTCCCGCAAGGTTGCCCCCAATAGCTCCTCCTAATTCAAATGAACTTGGTGTTGTCATATTCCTCCTTAAAACCCTTGTCTTCCTGTAAATGGATTGTATGTCGCCCCTGCTCCAAACGGTCCCGATGCAATATCTTCAAATCCTTTCCGGGGCTTTTCAAAGGTGTCCATGATAGATTCATGTTGAGCTGAGCCATTTTGATTTAGAAGTTGAGCTAGAATACTTTCTAATCCTGATTGAGAAGCTGGATTCGCTAAATATCCGGCAAAGCCTTGTTCTGCTCCACTACCAATGCTTTGCTGCGAAGGGACTCCAGCTCCTTGGCCTAATATGCGCTCTAATGCACTTGACGTTCTATCCTGCGCACCTTGCTGCTGCTTAAAGTAAAATTGATTTAGCATTTGATCTAAATCAACTCCGGCCCTTGTTAAGGTATCCTGCAAAGGCGAGCCCCGTTGCTGACCAGAAGCAATAAATTCTTGCTGGATTTGTGGAGCAATTTGACTTTGAAATCTTTGCTTAGCCGGATCCACAAAGCTTTTTTGAAATGAAGCCTCATCTACATTGAAAAGATCTGAAAAAGGGCCTTGACCCTGAACTGACTGTAAAATTTGATCAATAACAGATCGTTGCTGTTTTTGTATCGGTGTTTCCTTTTCTTTTCTTCTCCCTAGGATGCCGCCAGCTACTGATCCTGCCGCCCCTATTAATGCTGGTATAAATGCTGCCATGTGTCCCCCTTAGCTTAGCTGTGTCCATCCAACAATTGTTGAGCTCGTATGCTCTGTAAGCATCTCAACCTTCTTTGTCGTAGTGTTTATATTTATATCTCCATTGCTTAAAAATGTATCCGTTACCAGACCATCGGTACTTCTTTGATAAAGATCCGGCTTTTTATTAAGCTGTATAGCCAGGTCTTTATACATGTCCTGCATGATCCTTAAAAGTCGTTCTGGTGAGATGTTTTCAGAATCCCCTACATCATATGTTTCCGGTACTTTTGCCATAATTAACCTGCGTTCATTACCCCGGGCTCTGCGTGTATCCTAATCGATGTTATAATTGTTTGTGAAGATGCACTTTTTCTTCTAAAAACAAAATAAATAAAATTTGATTCCTGATTAACTACAACTGTGATCCATTGCCTATCTTTTAATACAGAGTCTGTCTCTAGCAACGAGGTCTTGATAGGAGTGGATTCTCCATCTTCAAATATATCTAAATAGACGCCCCCTTTCTGCGTATCTAGCAAAACCTCAATGTGGCTTACATAAACCTGGCTTCCCTGGCTTCGATAAGGGTTAAAAGGCGTGAGCTCGGCTCTAAAATCAATCAACTTGGAAACTGTGCCACCCGATGTATAAGTTGTAAAATCAAGGCTGTTAATATTCACTGTGATGCTTGTTGGGTTAGCTGCCGTAACAGTTCCTATAAGGTCGTTTATCTCTGTCATCCCTTCGACATTCTCAAAAATAACTTCATCACCTATTTGGAAAGCAGATTCTGAGACTGTTATAACTGCTGCTGCGGCCTGAGAGATATTAGAAATGTCAATGAAGTAATCGTCAAAGCCTTGGTTGATTTCATAGACAAACCCGAGATCATCACCCGCTAGCGTTTTTTGCGTTTTAGCTCCAACTCCGATCTTGTTCCAAATTTCTTCTGTTGTGTTCCATTGGGACCAAGAAGGCTGGAAAGTTTCGTCAATTTGATTCCAGTTTAGATCCTTACCTCTGATCGTTTGTCCGAAACAACTAAATCTCTGATCATTAAATGAAAAGACTTCTTCCTCATAATTATAAACTAGTACCTTATCTTGCGTTACAGGAGAAAGGTCCGATCCATTGTTACGATAAGAGAATAAAAACTGACCGTTGACACGATCAAATCCCCCATATGTTAGATCAAAATTAGCAGCTTCAATTTCATCCTGTGAAAAGTATGGGATTTTATTATCAAATCGCTTTTGGACTCTTCCGTTAGTCGTTATAAGGCCGGTCTGACCAATGCTTTTAACAGAATCATTCCAAGCAACTGATGAAAATGCTGCATCGGTTCCCAAAACTGATGGAACTTTTCTTGTAAAATAAGGGGTAAAGGCATCTCTGGTTTTCTCTAGTGTCCAGTCTGATCTTTCAAATTTCATAATGACAATGTCACCCAAGATAATTGCCCCATTCATTTGCTCATAAGTATCACATTCTATAAACCCAGATCCTGCAACATTAAATTTATCGCCATTACCTGCGGTATTTCTGATGCCGGAATATAAAATCATTTGATGATAGGTTGTTCCGGTGATAACAGGCTCAAAGAAGTTCAGTCTCTCTCCAAACCATATAACTGAAGTAGCCCTTGTTAAGGTTCCTAATGAAGGATTTTGAAAATCGGGATTATCTAATGTAAAACTTTGAACGTTTGATCCATCATAAAAATAAATATCCGACATCCCTGGACCGGTAAAGACAAAGCGCCTTGTTCCAGTCTTTGTTAGATACGTCGTACCGGTCACATATGATGCATTATCAGATATCCCAAAACCTAAAGCAGGAGCATTATTAATATTGGGGATTTGGTCAAACTGATCTGTAGATGTGTTGTATGTATAAAGAAAATTTTTGCTACATATTAAAAGATCTCTGTCGGCCGAGCCTGGTATTATGTCTTCAAAGATGCCCATTACTCTTGTATTGTCACTTAATCGATTTCCAAACTGCGTAAATCCAAGTCTAGATTTGAGTTCTTGACGATAGATATATCCGTTATTTAGTTTCTCAAAGGCATCTTTAGGATCAAGGAAATTTACTCCGGCCCTATCTATGCCAGTTTTATAACCGGTAATTTCATGGATTTCCATCTAGCCTCCAAAGCATACAAACCAGCCCTGTAACTGATTTGTCAATACACTTCCAACATGTGTGAGAAAAATCATGCCCCCGCTATTTTTTCTAGCGGCAACAGAGGCTGCACTTGAGACAGAGCCGGAAAGTGGCGTAAAGACGCTGTTATCAGACACTGCCATTCCTCCTCCTAATACTAAATAGTTCTCTGATGGTAGGGCGTCATTATAAGACACTTCAAATCGGCCCGTTGCTTGCCTCGTAACTGTCGTAACATTGTAAGAAAATACCAATGTTTGCGCTACATTTCCTGCCACATTATTAAAAACCGCCATAGCTCTGATTCCAAGCAACTGCATAATCTGACCTGAATTGCGCATATATCCGGTTGCGCCCTTAGAATAAAGAGCAAGAACCATGTCTGTCGCTAAAGCAGGGTCGGTCGGGGCTCCCGTAAAACTGTCCTCATAGTTTTTAAACTGAGCAGCGCGGTGATGACCATCTTCATTTGTTCCAATGTTCCAATAATGATCTTTATCGGTATTAGTAGAATTACCCAATGTATTTTCAGTATACGTTGTATTATCCTGAATGATTGTTTCATTCGCCTTTACCGATCTGTTCCCATCCGGAGCCGTTGATTGCCACACCATTACTTAACCTTTCTTTTTTTCTTTGATTTACCAGCTTTACTTAAAGCAATCGCAACCGCTTGCTTCTGTGGAAAATTTTCTTTCTTCAATAATCTAATATTTTTAGATACGGTTTTGGCCGATCTTCCTTTCTTTAATGGCATCTAAGCTCCTACTATTTCGTTGACTTAAATAAGGCAATGTAAATCTGCTTTACATTACTTTTTTTTGCGTGCTTTCATAGCTTTTTTCATTCCCATCGACTCTTTTCTACGTGAAGGGTATTTTTGCATCTTAGATGATGCTTTTCCTCTTTTCATACCTAACATTTCGTCCATTTTACTAGCTTTACTTTGCTTTTTCATTTTACTCCTAAAATCTTGGAAAACCCCTGCTGAGCTTTCTTTGGTTATATGTTTGTGTTAATAAAAGATTTCTTTCATGCCTAAGATCTCGATCAAGTCGAGCAAATTCTTTTTGATCATATCGATAATCACGAGCATAGTTTAAAGCCGCCCCATAGGCTAAATACCTCATCCAATTGTCATAAGGTAACGGCGGATCTCCTTCATCTGAAAATTCTGGAATTTGTTTATACCCATAGATATATACATCGTAGCTAGTGTTGGGAAGTGTTCTAAAAACTAGTTCGTTTCCATAATAGAGCATCTCCGTTGGATAGCCTAAAACAAGGACATCTTCGTTATTTACCCCCCAATGCTCATAAAAAACTCCAGGATCTTGAAAAATCCAGAGCTTATTCCAAGAGATAGAGCCGGATGGTGGATCAGTTAGGGATATAAAACCCTCTTGTGAGATATTAACAAACTGTTCCGTGGCACCTACATCATTAAAAGTGTACACACCTGTTGGATTCGTCTCATCGATTGTAAATAAAAGCGTCCCAAAGTTTTCAAATAGCTTGACGTCATTTGACATCGTTAGATTTATAAAATCATTTAAATATTTGAAAAGGGTTGCATCATTACTATCGGGGTCATTTTGATTTCTACGACCTAATGCCAGCCGCATAGTTCTAAAACAATCTGAGACAAATTGTGCCATTTTTAGCTCTGATAAATTGTTCTTAAAGCAAATCTAGGGGTCATGCTGGATTTTCTAGAATCAACAGAACCATCCGGATTTTTGAATTTTTCCCAAATTCCCGTCCCTTTCGAGGCTAGATATTCAACAACACACCTAGGTAGATCGTAAGTTTTTCCTGGGATAAGTTTTTTTTTATAATCTATCATTTCATTCGACAGATAAACCGGCTGTGGATTGTGGGGTTGATCATTACGATTAAAAATAATTCTCTCTTTTGGGTGAAGATCTTCGGGACATTGCTTGATTGGATATCTTCTTATCCTGAGTTTTTTGTTTAACCGTCTGGCTTCTTTGTTATAGCGTAGATAATCACCTAAGCTATTTAGGGGCATTTTATCAATCTCTTGTTCTTGCCCAATCGGCTCTTGCATAATGCTATCTAATTTTGATTCTTTTTTTGTCATAATTCTCCTGTATAAAAAAGCCCCTTTTTAGGGGGCTATAATTGTTAAGCTCCAAGATCTCCAAGATCGTAAAGCTGCCCCCACTTGAAGGCCTCAATCAGAAATACATCGCCATCAGCACCCATTACAGACGTGCCGGCAGTTAATTTGTATTCAATTGGGTCGTATTCATAAGGGTTTGGATTGTACGGATTAGCCTCGCTATAAGGTGATACTTGAGGGTTGTTGAGAGTTAATACTCTAGACTCAAGTACGCATCGACCACCTGATACATAGGCTGTAAAGGCGCTAGAATCGATTGCTTCATCCGTGACAGGATCTTTTAATGAAAAAGAAGTAGTGTCAATCACAACAAGCATAAATCTCTTATTGTTAATTTGAGCCATTCCTCGATCACTTACGCCAACGTCCCCCAAATCAGTGATCCTTACGATCTGATTTGTTTGAAAACCGTGCACTGCTGCAGTTGTCACGACACATGGATTTGCCTGCGTCACAGCAGAAATATTAGCTCTAAAAGCTGGTACTCCGCCGTCTGTGTCCGCCACTGTAAATCCATTAGCCGCTAAGTCCAAGAAGTTGAAACTAGACCCTGCTGCTGAATCAATTACTTGCTGTTGGTAGGCATGTGCTGCCGTTGTTTGATCTCTAAACCAAGTAGATTTTGGTAAATTACCAGCCGTCGCTGCCCAATCACTTAAATTGTTGAATACAACCTTGTCCGGTTGAAAGTTAAAAGTGAAAGTAGCAGCTGCACCGGCTGATATACATTTGTATGCTTCAGAGCAAGTTCTTCCAAAAAATAAGTCTGACATAATTACCCCCTATGCTGCATCAGCTTTTGTTGATAGCAATGTTACGATGTGTGAGTCGTCTAAAATTGCTGCGTTAAACCAAGCTGAAAATCCCATAGATTGGAATCTATTCAGATAGTCATTAAAACCTAGTGGTTTCATGATCATCTCTGTCGCGACTTCATCGATCTTGACATATCCATAAGCATTTGCTCCTACAAAGGTATTGCTATAGACTACTGGATTATCTGAGGTGACACTTACTAAAGTAGATGTTACCCATCTCGCTTCATCCGTTGCGCCAAACTCTGCTTGCAGTACAGATTCTTGTGATCCGTATTGCGAAGTTGGTACAAAAGCGTCTAGCGATCTGATATCGGGTTTTACTTTTACATGAGCTAAAACCCAATAAGAATCTTCCACGGGGCCCGTTCCAAAACGTGACGTCCCTTCTACTGTTGGACTCATCTTTTCTGTATCGTTTTCGTCTAGATACTCAATTGCTCGGTTAACGTCGATTTGTGTGAGCTCTGTAATCGCATTTCCATTAACGCCGTTTAGACAAGAGATCTGAGGCACGGCAGAGTCCATGACATCTCTTGTAACCTTGTCTAGCATGGTGTGGAGAGCTTGTGATAAATTATCAGCCGTTTCGTTGGCTGTATCATCTTCAACTACAAGAATTACTTTGCGAGAAAGTAATACTACTTTTCCAAACTCTTGTACTTGGACGTTAATATCAAACTTAGTGATTTGTTCAGGAGCTGGGTCTGCATCCTCTGCTAAAACAACGGGATCAGAATTCAAGTTTTCTTGTCGTCTGAAGGCCATTGTGTCGGTGTTCTTAGTAGGCAGTGAAAAAGCCCTACCAAATAAGTTGTGAACATTTCGGGGTTTTGATCTTTGCAGAAGCGCACGGTGTGCCCATCTGTCAGCCATCGACCCATATTGTTCGGTGGTTGTTACTGTCATTATATGTCTCCTTTAAGAGACCCTACCTTTTTCTTTTTGCAGATCGCCAGGCATTGAATTCTTTGTCTGACATCTCCATAAAATCGACAGACTGATTAATCCCAGCTGCTTTAGGAATGCTGCCAGGTGATCCCGGTGCATCCTTTTTAATCACAGCCGGTTTTAAAGTTGCCTTTTGTTTTGGACTTAGTGCGTTCATTAAAGTCCAGGCTTCTTCATATCGATTTGATGCGCTTTTTATTGCGGAAGTAAGGTTTGGCCTCTGTTTTAAAAATTGTGTTAATTTTTCATCTACTTCTTGCGCTTTTTCTGAATTTTGCTTAATCCACATCTTTTCCTCGACAGCCCGCATGATCTCTAGCTTAGTGCTGCCTAGGTCTCCCTTAGTTGCAGCTTCGTAAAGATCTTCCTCAGCCTGTTGAGCAAGTGATGTAGATTGTTGCTCATCATATAAGCGCGCTTTCTCCTCAGCCTCTTGCCGTCTGCTCCTTTCTTTCTGGAGAGCTGACAAGGGAATCATTTGTTCTTTTGACTCCTCAATAGCTTCAGATTCTGTGCCCTCTTGTGTCTCAATCGGCTCGTTTACGACCTCTTGATCTACATTTTCCGGCACCTTTTCTTCTTCTTTGACAGAAACGGTCTCTGCACTCATTTTTACCCCGTTAAACGCGAATTTACTGCCTCGCTTGGCATAGCACCCTTTGCTTGCAGGTAGGCGACACCTTTTGTATTAAATTCTACTTGGAGTTTTTCCCCTTTTCTCTTGGGGGCAATCATCCAAAGTAGTTCTCTAATCCCTTTTTGAGGACTGATCCAAAACACCATTGAGTTGGATCTGAAAGAAGGAATTTTGAGAGTAGCTTTTATCTGACTGATCACAAATTTGCTGGGATCAAAGTCATCGAACCTTGCATGGAAAGTTAAAAAATAATTTTCCTTCAAGTGCGATAGACTATTGGTTGCTTTTTCCAAAACTTCGTTCAAACATTTTTTAAGCGATGTTTTTTCATCGATGAATTGCTCTGGTAAAATCAGCCTTGAAACTGGATCAGTCATCATTTTCATAGAGAAAAGCCCTACATTCCGCTTTTGCCGCGAAGTGAATCACTTTCTTTATATGCTTTTTGTAGCAATCGATTAGCCTTTTGCTGATCGGGATTACCACCTGGGCCACACATTGGGTAGACTTGATTAGCCATTGGCATTGGATTAGAAGGGTAAGAACACATTCCTTTCGGTGAGTCCATACTTTTCTTACCGCTACCTGACTTGTAGTCCATACTCTTGTATGACATCTTTTTATCTGACTTATAACCCATCCCTTTTCCGGACTTGTAAGCCATGTCCTTACCTGATTTATACGCCATTGCGTCACCTCATGATTGAGTGTTAAAATAATTACTTTACACACTATTTATAATTATTTGTAAATAAATTTTTTGATGGGTTCTTGTGGAATTTATACTATCGTTATAGTTCAGATTGGACGGTATTCTGAGATGGACTTTGATTTTGTGTTAAAGCATTCAGCTCTTGCATAGCGGCTTGATGTTTAGGATCTTCTTCATTAGAGCGTTGCTCAACCTCTTCATTGACTAGAGCGCGGTCTTGCTTTTCAAGCTCAGTTAGCTGATTTACAAATCCTACAACACGCATTAACCGATCCTCTTCCATTTTTGCAATTTCTGTGATCGTTTTTGCCCGATCAAGTACGGCTTGTGATCTATTTTGTACAGCTTCAGAGGCTCTTTCGACTCTCAACCCTTCATTAGCATCACTTCTTGTATTACGCTCATTTGCTAGAGCATCTTTTTCATTGATTTCAGCTTCTAAAAATCTACTTTGTAATTGCTGGGTTTGCTGCTGTGCTTGTTGTTGTTGCTCTTCTTGCTTTTGAATCGCTTCTTCTAAATCAGATTGGCCGGACATCTGTAGAGCTCTAACGATTTCAGCCTGAGGGACGTCGACAATACCATCTCGCTTTAGATTAATTAGTTCGTAGTAATAGGCGTCCCTTTGTGATTTAGAGCGCACGCCCTCTTTAATTACTGCGTCATATTGCTCGAACTCTCTTTCATAAAACTGCTCTGTCGGATCTTCGCCTAAAAGTCTCTTTACTTTTTCAGGAGGGTATTTTTTTTGAATCGCCGTCATCACAAGGCCACCTAACAATCTTTGCGACTCTTCAATATTATCGAAAACCTTACGATTGCCAATAAGACCTTGGGCAATCCTTACCTCTGCAAGCTTGCCGGAAACTTGAGTGTTGCCGCCTTCGTCTTGCCCTACATTAGATGGAGAGACGTTCGCTAAAACTAAGGAGAGCTGATCGAGGGTATTCGCATATTCAATAAGTGTTGGGTTAGCCCCACCACCCTGAAGTTCCTGAACAGAACCCATTGGATCAGTGCCAGGTGGTACGCCTTCTCCGTCAATACCAACGATCCTGTTTTGCCCAGTTTGCTGAAGGTCAGCGACGTCCTTAACAGCTCCGATTAAATATTTATAGCCAGTCGCTATAGAGGTGTCCATCATGTCCGTTACTTTCATGTGTCGCTTATTGAATTGTCTTTGAAGCGACCAGATCGTTGACGGTATACCTTGAATTCTCTGGGATGGTAGCCAAATTGATGGCTCGAAATAACATAACAATGGAACGAAGGGATACGTTTCTGTGATTCCAGTCTTATCCTCACCAGCCCAGACGTACTGGCCGTTCAACATAATATTGAGTTCGACAAAAGGCCTTTCTACATCTTGTATTTCAACTTGAGGGGGCAACTCTTTTGCGTCGATATCTAGATCTTCAGCCTCAGAATGTAACTTTCTGATGCGATGTAAACCCAGCTTAATTTTATCCATGGCCTCTTTATCCAAGTCTGTGATGTCTCGATAAAAGCCGGCCCTTTCATCAACTAAAAACTTCCGTGTGCGTGTAATACGTTTGTAATATTGATCATAAGCTATGAGTTGTCGATTGCGTGAAAATGTAGTGAAATTGGGATAATACGATAGGAATTTATCATCTCTGAACGCCCCTTGCACATCATCGATAACTTGAGGATCGATGAATGGTAGGAGCTGTTTAACTGATTGCTTGCCGATTAAATCTCTCATGATACAGTACCCGCAGTCACTTAAGTCTAATTTCTCAAATGCGGGGTCAAGATAAAAGGAATTGTATGTTCGTTTATAAAATGAAATGTCGCCGTTAATAAAATCTTTTGAATAGTCCATTTGCAGGCCACAAAGAGAAATGCCCGCTTTCAAATTCTCATCGGCAGCATCTAGAAACGTTGTATAGCCATGCCCCTTATCCCAGATATAATATGAAAGCTTAGTGAGTTGATCGGCCGTTTTTTGATCTGAGCCCTCCATCGGAGAATAGACGATTGATTTTAGATTGTCTCTGAGGTAGCCCGAGAAGAATTGCAAAGGCCTGCGAATAAGATTGTACTCAATCGGCTCTCTACCTTCTTTAGAAAGCTGTTTGAGCTCTTTATCAGACCATGTGTAACCAGAAGCGCCGAGTGTGTAAATTTGCGCATGTTGGACAAATGGTGACCAAAAATCATGGGCATACTTATAGTTTTCTTGAAATTCAGATCGGATTTCGCGATTTGTGAGCATACTATCAAGTTAAAATTTTAACTATTAGATATCACTTATTTTTTTTATCGTCTACAGATTAGATCTGAAACCTACGATTCTAAATAACTTGAGGCTTTGCTTTGTAGCCATCTTATGACGCACCTTTTCGGGTAAATAATTCTTCTTTCAGAAAACTTGATGTGTTCGGGGCAATCGCCTCTTTTTCGCATTAAACAAGCTTGTTCCGCTGATGTGAAGATACCAAGTTCTATTAAATCGTTTGTTGAGGCAAGCTCAGGAAGCTTGTTTTCTATATCTTGTATAAAGTTTTTTATGGTCATTTACCCACTCCTATATTTCTAGACTTTAAATTATAAACCTACGATTTTCAATAGCTTCTCTATGCTTCTTGTGCGCCCCATCAATTGTTGAACCGGCTTCAATATGCGATACAGATTGCATAGCGTAAATGTAGCTGTCCGCCCAGTGGCTGCTGATATCATGATAGGGTTCATCAAGCCATTTTCCATATTGTTCAGACCATTTTTTGCGATACTTAGATATCATGCTGACATATTCTCGACATCTTGACATATCGAAAACACAACGATCTAGCTTAACTTGTGCATTAGTGATGCTGATGTTCTTATCGGTTCGCTTTAAAACAATGAACCGTGTATTAGTGTGAGAGAACAATTTCTTAAATTCTCGTTCATAACTATTCTCAACGACAATCCCATCTCTTCTAGCAGCATCATGAGGCAAAAAGATTGTATGATAAAGATAATTTTTGTCCTGCAATAGAAATTTAGCGTAAAAGTCCAAGCCCTTATTATTGTCTGCGTAGTAATCAATGATCCTTATTTCTCCATGTGTGACTTGGAAAAAGGTAATGACTGTTAGGTCATTTATTCCGATGTCCATAGCTACGTAAACAGGCTCCAGAGCATCATAAACGGATACTGAGAGGCATCGATGAGATTGCTGGGCCTTCTCGATTCCCTTTTGGAAGTAATAGGCCTCTGAGCTAGAGAAAAAAGCCTCTGAAACGGTGCTAGGAAACTCCTGTTTAATCTTATCGCCCAGCACTTTCGACTGTAAAACATACCAATTTCTTTGCTCTCTTGTAATCGTTATTGATGAGTCTTTTTCAAGCTTGTTGAAGTAATCCGTCATCTCAGTTTCAATCTCGATCGGCTGTTTAGTTTGATAAGTTTTTTCTTCAAACCACGGAAAAAAGAAAAGTTTATATTGCAGCTCGTGCAGGTGATCGCTTTGCATTTCATAAGCTTCATTAACCATGTCAGCATAATACCCAGAGTTACCCTCCCCCGTGCTTTCTATGATGATTCTACCAGTCTCAGGTACTGTCTGAAGTGTGCCTGTTACGACTTCTTCAGCTTTGACGGGATTTCGGGCGCAGGTCTTCCCAAACTCTGAGATCAAGACGAGCTGATAAGCACCCCCCCTTAAAGTTGTATCTACTCGTAAAAATGAGCCATTTGCAAAAGTGATTTCTCGGGCTGACCTCTGTACTACCTCAGCTATGCTCTTAGCGTATGGCTGTAGAGAGTCTAGAGCATGCCCGATTATGCGCTTGAAGATGTGCTGGGCGTGCTCAAGCGAGTATGATACTATCCCAGCGCTAATATTAGGATTAAAGATCGCCTCGTCGAGTAAATAGAGTACTGCAAACGTACTCATGCCCAATTGACGGGCTTTTAAAATTATGTTTCGTAGATGAATGTTTTCTAAAACTTTAGCTTGATGATCGTTGAGCTTAAAAGGGATCGAATCGCCCGACTTATCTATGATGCGATATATATTGTTGAGACGCCATTTTTTTGATGTTAAATTTAAGAGACTGTCACTTTTCATCTATAAAAAATTCCAACATCTTTTCTAGCTCTTTTATAATTATTTTTACACTTTTTAACTTCTCTGCACTGTCAAGGCGATTAAATTTAGTTGGGTCTGGCTCTTTGTACGGCAAATCAGAAAAAAGATTATGAATAGATTTTGGCATTTTCGTTGTGAGCAAAGCGGGAGACGGTGAAGTTTGATTGTTTATCAGTTTTTCAAATAAAGCGTTCCTTTCTGTACAATCTTTTTCACTTTCATCTTTTTTTATATATGCGTAAAACTCATCCCCGCAATCGCTATCAATTAGAAAATTATGCATGTATTTATAGAAACAATCCCTGTCACACAACCTCAGCCAGACTTCGGGACACGGATACAGCTCGCTAATCTGATAAATAAATACTTCACATTCTGGTTTATTGCAGTACAAACAGTTCATATATTACCTAAATTTTTTTCTATAACATATCACAAAACATTAACTCGATCTAATTTTTTTCTAAAAGGCCTTGCGTTAAATTCGCAATGTTAGCATACTGCTGTCATATTAATAACATTACGACACAAAATAGGTAAAACAAAAATGGGGCTAATGCCCCACTCAATTCTAATATGGAGAAAGAATTAAATTACTGCCTTGAGAGAATCTTTATGAACGGCCTTCCCCTGTCTTAAAAGCTCGGCGATAGTGCCGTCTCTGATCGACTTAACGACCATGTCCGCCGTTACGCCGCTGGTCTCAAGCTCTTTGATTTTGGCTTTAATCTGACGTTCTATTTGACGATCTGCCTTAGCTTCTTCATGTGCTAAAAGCTCATCGTCATAAAAGCATAAATATCTATGTGCAAAAGAGTCTCTAATTAATTTGTTTTTAATTATATTAGAGCTTATTAATTTGCGTGCAATTTCGTAATAAGGAATGAATATTACTCTTTTATAGAGGGCCTTCCATTCACTTCGAAACATCTTGTGTCTTTTGTGATACCACGGTTCAAAAAACATTTCACTCACACCGTCGCCTTCCAGCCACATGATGAGGTCAATGCCTAGCCCTTGGGCTTCCTGATCAGAGTATTTTACTGGTGGTCTACCTGCTTTCATAACGTCTTATTTAAATAATTACTTGATAGCATTCTGATAATTTTTAAGCAAATTAAAATGGACATTGGCTATCAACGCAGTGCGTGTTTTCGTGTTCCATTTTTTCGTCAATTGATTTCTTAACAGACTCGCAAAAGCTAGTGTAGAGGTTTTTTTCGTTAAACCTGAAGTATGCCCAATATTTCTTTTCACCATTTTTTTCATACTCCTTACTTGGAAAATTAATCCATCTTTTGCCATCTTTTTGATGTAGCGAGATCCCATAAATTTCAAGCCCCCAGTCTTCAATTAAAATGTTTGCTAGCCCAAGACAAGTTCTTTTATTGATCGGTGTATAGTGTAGGCACTTAACTTTCATGATTTTCTAAAAACTCGAGCATGCAATCAACGCAAAATTGTTCGGCGTTCCCCTCATCATCTACTATGAGAAACCCAACTACCTTATTTCCACATTCACAATACTCACTTCGGTCTTTTTCCATGACCTGCATTTCTGAAAAGAGCCGGTGATCATAAGGCTGAAAACCATCAATCATCATTTTTCTGCTCATTAAAATATTTCTTAATATATATTATAAATAAAAATTTTACAAAAGGAAAAGGATGGCTGACGATTGTTTTGAGATTGCTATTACTATTAAAAATGAAGAACAAACGCTACGTTGCAAGTTTTTAACCTATGCTGTTGGGGTAGAGATAAGTCGAGAAGATCCCGTCTTAAAAGATTTTATAGATTCAGCGCTAAAAAGCTTCCCCGGTCTTGCTGATGATGTGACGCTAAGGATCACGATGAAAATTTAAAGTATATCGTTAAAATCTCTGAAACTTATAATGAAATCGCAAGAACTTAAGCGTTCAACGACCTCGTAATTTTTTTCCTTATCCCTCTCTTACGGGAGGGGTTTTTACTCTTAACTTACTCTTAGAATACTCGTAATTTACTCTTAAAACTTTTGCTTTGGTCTACCGGTATTTGTTGCAAAGACCAAGTGTATATGTAGATGAAAAAGACAATATAAAGGGGCAGAATACCCCTTATTTTTTTTTAGAATTTTTTATAAAACGATAAATATATTTTAAAATTTTATAATACCAACTAAATTCATAAATTAATGAATAAATAATACTTATTATGAAGATAGTGCCTACAAAAAATGCTGTTATCATACTATAATAGTGGGGCTATTCCTATTGTTAAGGCTGCTATTCCACAAGGTATCCAACAAACAGGTAATCCTACTCCGCTTGCTAGACATATAATACAACCAATAGTTCCAAAACCTTCTGCTTTCGGAGCCATAGCAGCGCCTTGAACAGCTAGTGCACCTATAAATAATTTGCGAATGCTAGGGATTTTCCAAGATTCTTTTTTAGAATTAGTAATATTTTGCATAGCTGGATTTACTGGGTCATCACAATTTGTTGGGTCAAAACTAACATATGATTGAGTTACTGTACTTACTGACATGTTATATCCTTAATTAAATTATTTTTTACAATTTAACTTTTTAATTTATAAAAAGTACAAACATAATAAGGTAATTAATGTTTTTGTAAATATAAAATATAATTTTAATAAGTACGTCATTTTTTAGAATTTAGCTACTTGTCAATGAACTAAATATAGGATATGTACGAGACGTTCCCACCACTCTTAAAGGCTCTTGAATGGCCTATCTTGTAGTTAGCTAGGGTCTTATACCTTTTTTCTATTTAAGATGCTTCTTGATAGCTTAAAAAGTGTTGTGTGACAGATTAAGTATCTGGTCATGCTTGAGATATGTTTTTGTAAAATATTATTTTACTCAGAACACATATAGCAGCAACCTTTTTCATCAATTAGTAAACAATTCCACTTGAAAGGACCCATAACTTCGATTTGATCCTTGGGAATCCCCATTTCATTTATACAAAATTTTTCATCTATTTCTATCTGATCACAAATAAAATCACTCTCAGTATCTCCATCGTTAAGACTTGCATCTGTTACGTCAGATAGAACATCACATACTTTATCATGCCATTTCATGTAATATGATAAGTATTTAAAAGCTTTAATAGCAGCTTCTTCAAACGTATGTCCATTTCCAATAATATCATAAGTGTCATCCCTACGATAACTTCTAAAAATATTATAGATTATTTTTTTGGTGTCAGCAGCTTCCAATAACACCAAAGACATAAATTTATTTAAAGGATAGACCTTTCCAACTTCATACTTCTCGTTCATGTTAACTTCCTATAATTTTAGAAAAATAAAAGAAAACCATAGTTAAAAAGCACTTTAAGTTCAATCAAGCATGCTTGAAAGCATCTATCAAGAATCCTACAGGCTTATGGACAATGTTTTTCTGATCTTGGGTATACCACTTGTAGCGATCAATAGAATTCCTTAGTTTTTTGTGGATCCAAAGCTCAAATTCTTCAACTTTATCTGATGGTACAATGCCAGTACATAGACTTTTAATGTAAGAATAAGAAGAGTAAGGATCTATGCGACATTTTTCATTAGGGGTATGCGACATTTTATTTTCACGATGTTTATAACTAGTATTTAAGTCCTTGCTTTTGTGTGACTTACCACTTGTTAATATGTTCATAAGTTGAGTCACATTATAGCCTGATTTTTCCCACATATCTCGGATAAATTTGATCTTGGATTTAAAGTTTTTAAAACATTTGAAAACGCCCACTTGTCGAAAGATATTTAAATATCTAATGAATCTTTTTTCCATAAAATATTTATTAGAAGCTTTTTTATTTTTCTTAAAACGATTGACTCGTTGGACTAAACATGAGCCCTCTTTTAAAAATCGCTCGAGCTGCCTTCTTTCATACCCTATAGAGTGCGCAATTCTATCAATGGAAGGGTAGGCTTCTGTCCATTTATTTTTTGCTGCTAATCGTAAAAAGTCAAAAATGGCATAGAAAAGGAATGAATATCCCTTAGAAAGATTTTCCATGAGTAAAAGCATGCATTCAAAATCTATGTCTTCTGTCTGAAAGTTTTGTAGATCTTTGTTGTGAAGGAGTCTTTTTTTAGAGTATCTGGTCATTGTTACCGCCTTAAATTTTAATTTAATTTGGATTCACTGCCAAAAACTTTGTGCTTTATTAGCTTGTTTGGTAAGCTCTGAAGCGTTATATAAGTTTTTTGGCCGGTAAACCAAAATAAGCCTTTTTTATAATAACTTTAAGGCTTTAAAGAAAGAAAAAGTTTAAGCCCCCGAGTAATCGGGGGTTTTTTTTATGCCTGGACGGCTCTTGCTTTAATAAACGGATTGCCCTGTTTTTTATACTTATCAAGATCAATTCCATCTTCTTTCATCAGTGAAAAATCATAAGAGAAATGCCCGGCGCATCGTGTAATTCTCAATCGATTGATCATGTAATTATGGTCAGGTTCTAGTTGCTCAAAAAAAGGTTTCATCTCTTTTATTTTTTTTTCAGCAAATGACTTTTCTTCTAATGCTGCGATGTACATTTCAGATTTCTTAAAAAGCTCAGGATCGTCTAAAACTTTATAATCTCTTTTAGATAGCTTTGGTGGTATCCCTCTTTTCAAGTCCTGAATAAATTTCTCAGCTTCAATAGCCATTTTTTCATGTAACTTAAGATCTATTTCAAACTCATGCAAGTGACATTGATTTCCATCCCAGATCGCTAAAATTGCCTTTTCTATTTTTGAGATAAACATTTGCCATTGCACTTGATAAATGTAAATTTGTGGTATTTTTCCGCTCTTAAGATCTGTAAGCAACTCAGGAGAATAGGGGCATTTTATTTCACATAAAAATCTTTTCTCTATGTTTATTGCATCAAACGAAGCCCTAAAATAGGGTCTTTCTTCATCCTCAGCACAAAAATTATCAAGCTTGACTTTGAAGTAATCCTCTAGCCATGCCCTGGCAAAGGGCTCTTGATTATTCCCGTATTCCATCCCAACGTTCTTAAAAATTTTACTTTTCCCATGTATTTCGTTGTATAGATCAAGGGGTGTTTTACACTGATTAACACCCATCACTGTTCCAATATCTGAAGCGCCAATGCCATTTTTCCTCCACTCCAGCCACTCATTTGTTCCTTGAATTAAATTAATAATTTTCATTAGACTTGCTCCATTCGTTTTCTAATATCTAAGTCTATTAATAAATTTTTACACTGATCTAACGTGCGGGCCATCAGCAAATAGCTCGCATTAGGGTCTTTAAAATTTTCAAGCTCTTTTGATAGATGCTCAATAAGTTCACTTTTTAAATTAATCTTCATCTTCCTCCGTTTTTGTAAAAGGAAAGCGTGCCAATGCCTTCTTTAACTCCCAATCGCAATCTGAAATAAAACTTTTTTCCATTCCGCTTTGCAAGTAGAGCTGGGCTGCCATGTAGATTAAATTATTTGCTATATCTTCTTGGTCTATCATGATTTTTCCTTTTCGTTTTCAGTAATTTTTTTTAGATTTTTGAGTGCGTCTTCAAAATCTTTTTTCAATAGATCGCTAATTTTAAAAATTTTGTAATATTCTAAAAATCCGTCTAGTCGATTGATAGAAATTTTATTTGTATAGTTCGATAAAAGATCAACTTGTGCTTGAGATATTTTATCTGAAATATCTTCCTTTTTATTAGTTTTTGATCGATTCATTGCTGCTTCTCCGTCATCATCATCATCAGATCCGACAACACCTACCATTGCCGAATATGCATATCTTTTTACATATGTGATATACGATCCGATTTCCTGAATTTTTGGATTGGTTGGGTTGATAGGCATTTCAGACTCAATCCACTGGCCTGATGTATGACAAAGCCTTGTAAACAAAAACATATTACCGTTTTTGGTTGCCATAATCCTCTGCATTACCGCTAATCCATTTTTAGCTAAGGAAGGTCTTGAGGCCTTAATGACAGATGAAAAATCTGCATAATTGTTTTTGAAGAATGGATTTTTAGAGTCCAGTTTTGCACTTTCCATCTCTAGCTGAGTTTTAGCCAGCGCAGTATAAAGCTCTTTTAGATCTTCGCTTTCTAGTTTTTCTTTTTGTGTATTTGTCTCTGTCATATTTAACCTTTGTTGATTTTTGATATGTGCAAGATATTAGCATGATGATAACAACATGTCAATATTATGACTTTTTTTATTTTTTAAAATAAACATTTTATCTATATTTATATATTAGCACCATGCATACTAGTAGAAAATTCATCATATTAAGGTATAAACTGATGAAAAATTTAGAAATAGATAAGTTAAAGAAATATTTGAAAGAACATAAGATCTCTCAGGCATCATTTGCGGGTATTTTAGGCGTTCATAAAACTACACTGAATCGTCATATGACTCAAAAAATCAAAATGTCCCAGCCATTGAAAAATTTAATTTTTAGCGTGACTCATGGAAGTGTTAAGATGAAATAATAAATAATTTTGTTGATAGAATCGGTGAATTGGGATAAATGATTCTAGAAAAAAATAGTTGTCTATTATGCTGCAGCTCGAAATTCACGGCAGGCCAATTCCCTGCAACTCAATAAAGAAAGGGCGGCACGGATTTTATAACCCCAAAGCTAGAGAGATGGAAATGGCTCGCTGGCAAATTAAAGCACAATTCAATCAACCCGTGATTAAAGGGGCTGTTCGAACAAGGGCTATTTATTATTTTAAGATACCGAAGAATACAAGCTCAGTAAAAAGGCGGCAGATGCTGGCTAACATTATTAAGCACGGTAAGCGGCCTGATAGAGGTAATCTAGACAAGTTTTTGGAAGATGTGCTTAAGGGCATTGTGATTGAAGATGATTCATTTATTTGGGATTCTCATCATACAAAGCTTTGGTGTGATAACGAAAAAGATGAAAAGACTTTAATTTACATTTATCAGGATTAAAAATGGAAATTGATGACAGACATAATGATATGCAGTGGTGAAAATTGCCCTCTGAAAAAAAAGTGTTATCGATACAAAGCGAAAATAAATTATCTACACCAGTCTTATTTTATGGAAGCTCCGTATGATAAAAAAAAGAATGAGTGTGTATATTTTTTTGACAAAGAAGAAATGATAGATCAACAGATTGAAATTGGAAAAAAAGTAATCAAAAAAACAGAGCAGTTTTAGAAAAACTAAAAGATGAGTAGGAGAACGTTATGCAAAATATAGAAATAATTATCGCTATGGTTGGTAGTGTCATTGGTTTGATCGCTGTTGTCATTGCATTGTTCTTGTGGACAAGAGCAGAGGCTAGGGCTGATGCCAGGCACACAGATGATAAGCTAGAGTCTACACGTGAGCTCGTACGGGCTATTCACGACGAGATTAAGGATTTCCACGCTAGGCTCTGTGCGATTGAAGAGAAGAGATCAAAAAAATGACGATTATTGACTGTATGGAAAGAGTTGTATACGAACTTTCTATGGATGAGCTCGCATCAGAGCGTTTATTTTGTGATCTAAAAGAATGCAAAGGAATTTTTTCGCGAATCGTATTAATGAATTAGGTGAAAATGACTAAAGAAAAAGAATGGATATGGATGCCACACCCAGCGCATTTTTGCGGCGCGTTTGAGTGCAGGTTTAGGCTAGCTACATATGTACCCAGCGGATATATAATTTCAACGGTGGGCGAATACTTTCCCTGCGAAACAGTTACGAGAACTTTTTTAGAAGGCATGATAGATTCCTCCAAGCCTTTTAAAGGGGATAAAGGAGAAACTTATGAAAAAACCTTTGACGATGCTTATCTAAGTGAGATCGAGTTTGCAGAAATTGGGCCTAATCGAATATATGAAACTATGGTTTTTCATGCTAAGCCAAATCCAAACGTGGACTTGCATCAATGTTGCCCTTATCTAATTGATCAAGATAAAGAAGAGGACGAAGTTGACTTTAAAGGTTACAATGATCCTGTTGCAGCCACAAGAGGACATTATGCACTATGCGAGAAATGGTCAAATAAATGACTGAAGAGAAAGCAAGATGACTGACAATAAAAACAATCTTATACGGATGATGAGATCCATGGATTTTTTAATAGACGACGTTAAATGTGAAAATGGAAGAGAGTTGGTAGCTACTAAAAAAATTGATAGCGATGAACTATGGTGGCGAGATATTTCCGTAGAGGGAAGTGGTTTCAATCAGTTGTTCAAAGGGGCAATTAGAAATTTAGGGATAAAAGGTGACATTTGAAGAGGTCAACTACCCATCCCTGAAGGGACGGGCTTGAAATAAAGCCCCATGTTGACCAGCTTAAGCCTTCTAGTAGAAGGCTACGTTAGAAGAGAATATATAGGCACCTTGGAATGCTTCTCCAGTTCCAGGCTCTGCGGTAAGTAGTTAAACAGGCATAAGGAGTTTAGACCAGTGCTATTTACTAAAAACCTTTTCAT